TCAAAAGGAACATCTAGTAATAGCAGAATGAAAAACAGCAAACCGGGTTACACGAAAGCACAAAAACTACCGGACCTAAAAGATTTACTTTAATAACTTAATTTTTAATACTTAAATCATGGCAGCTGATAATTTGAAAAAATTACGCCTGTATCAGGACACTTTCAATGCAGAGGGTATGACCGACGAGAACTCGTTGGCAAACGCTTTGTTGACTGAGCCTGATAAATTGTCTCCAGTATTGACTCACCTAGCGGGTCAGGAAGACAAGCGTTTCCCTTTATCTTTCTTAACTGAAGGATTGAACAATGTCAAGTACATTAACGACATTGAGTACGATTACCCAGTAATGGGTCGCTTGAACAAGAGCGTTATGGCAGTATCTCTAGATGCAGGTACTGGTGTTTCTCACTCTCGTTTCAAGGTAACTTTTGCAGAGCGTTGGTTCGTTAAGCAGTACATCATTGAAAACCCAGCGGGTGTTCAAATGCGTGTAATGGAAGATCCAATCGAAACTGCAGGTGGATGGCAGTACACTTTACAATTGGTTACATCTGATTCTTCTGAAGCCGTTGGTGCTGGAGATGTTGCAGGTAAGCAATTCGTACAGTTGTTTGCTCCTACTGCATTCTCTGGATCTCGTGGTAACGAGAGCAACTGGGTAGCGCCTTCTAAAATGCGCAACCAGATCTCTTTAATTCGTAAGTCATACCGTTACGAAGGTAACATGCCTGACCGTGTAGTTAACGTAGAGTTGACTGTAGGTGGTCGCACAACTAAGTTGTGGTACGATTTTGAAGAGTACCAGCACATGCTACGCTGGAAAGAAGAAGCTGAATACGCTCTTTGGTACTCTAAGTACAACCGCGACACTGATGGTGTTATTCACTTGAAAGATGACAACGGCAAACCAATTCCATTGGGTTCTGGTGTTATCGAGCAGATTCCTAACGTAGATACTTACTCTGAGTTGACTGCTACTAAGTTGAAGAACGTTGTTCGTGACGCTCTCTACGGCGCTTCTGACGCTGCTCAAATGAACATCGTATTGTTCACTGGTTTGGGTGGTCTAGAAGAGTTTGACAAAGCTATGAAAGACGAAATCGTTAGTGGTTCTTACATCAAGAACACTGATCCTTCGAGCTTCATCACAGGCTCTGGTGCTAACTTGCAGTTAGGTGGATTCTTCACTAGCTACAAGCACATCGATGGTCACGTGATTACTGTACGTCACTTGCCTTTGTTTGACCACGGTGCTCGTGCGTTGAACTCTGACAAACACCCAGTAACAGGTCTTCCAATGGAATCATACCGTATGATCTTCTTGGATATGAGCTCTTACGATGGTGAGCAAAACGTTGCTATGGTAACCCGTAAGGGACGTGAGCTTGTTCGTTGGGCTGTTGCAGGTGCTTCTGTGCCTCCAGGATTCCAAGGTAACGCGCTTCGTGCGAATGACGTAGATGGTGCATCTGTACACTTCATGAAAGAGTCAGGTATCAGCATCCGTCGTGCTACGAACTGTTTACACTTAGAGTGTGTGCGTTCATAATAATTAGGGGTTTGAGGGGGAGTTTGCTTAGGCGCTCCCCTGAAACTCCAATTTAATATAGTAAACCCCCAGAAGATGGCATCTAGAATAATTACAATTAAGCGTAGAGAAAATACTACTAACCTTCCTGATCACGTATATGCAGAGAGTAAACGTCGCATAGGCAGCGTATTTACTAAGACTGGCGATATTTATACAGGTCTGACCTTCCCAGAGCAAAAAAAGTTTTTACCATACATTTTAGGTGTGGACCCAAATGACCCCGCATTTGGAAAAGAAGCTAAGCGTTATTTTCGGAATATGACTATTGAGGTACCTCTCGAAGGCGTGCAGCTAGAAGCTGGCGCAGATGAGAGTGGTGAACCTCTAAACGTGATGGATTATGTTAAATACAAGTTTGTAATCGGTCATCCTCATGTCGCAGGAGATGAAGGATCATTGAGCACAAACCGTAGCTTTAAGTACTATGTATACGATGAAGCTCTAGAACTTGAAGAAGATTTCAATGAACTAGAGTACAGAAAGAAAGCATACAAAGAATTTATTAAGCTTACTGACAACGAGAAGAAGATGGATATGGTTATCCGTCTGCATTTAGAAAATCCAACTAAAATGGATGCTAAGACTAAAGAACTATTCTTGGAGCAAATGGTAGAAGAGAATCCTCTCAATTTCTACGAGATTGTTACAAGCAAGAATCTTGAGTTGCAAGCGTTTATAGAAGAGTGTATTACTGCAGAAGTAATACGTAAAGTAGGAAACTCTCTGTTGTTAGGTGATGAAAAGCTTGGTGATACTATGGAAGAAGCTATACTGTTCCTGAAGGATAAAAAGAATAGTTCGACTCTCACCACCCTAAAAGCTAGGGTACAACAATACGCTGAATAATGACCGTACAAGAGATGCATTATGCTGTAGATCAAGGGCTCCAGAAAGTGGGGTCCTTTGTCTACGACACCTTTTTAGAAGAAGAACTAGATTTCTTCTTAAACAAGATGCAAGAGCGCTTTATAAAAGATAGAGTGTTTAAAACATCCGATCCTAAAAGGTTAGGCTTCTCTTTAAACCAAAAGCGTCTCGATGATATTCGTAGTATTATTGAGATTGACTTTGTGGATACAAATGTTGGTAATGCTTCGGCAGAATATCAGCGCTATGATCTACCAATAGATTACCTCTACTTAGTCAATTTACGCGCTAGATTAACTCCCTCTCATTGCGATAGTACGGTCCTTAAGAAGGTGCCCGCAAGAGTAGTGGAGCAAGATAAGTTATATGAAATGCTTCGCAATCCGTTTGCAAAGTCATTAGCTACTACACCTGTAGCGTCTCTTACACTAGAAGATATCACAGTGTTTCAGACAGAAAAGTTTATATTAAAAGGTGTAGAGCTCGACTACATTCGGAAGCCCGAAAATATTAGCCTATCTTTGAGTCAAGATTGCGAATTAGCAGAACATACCCACCATGAGATTGTGGATATGACAGTCAAGCACATTTTAGAAGTTATAGAATCACCACGTTACCAAGGTAACAGTATCGAAGAGTCGCAATCAGACTAATTAGATTTTACTAATTCTATAAATATTTTTTAAAATGGCAACACAAGTTTTTGTTATTAATGCTGCTGCTGACCTAAAAGTTGGTATCGCAGGTGCTGCAGATGCAGCTTACACTGGCATTACTGCTGGTGATAAAGAAGTAAACTTCATCGCAAACGGTAAGCGTTCTGTAGATCTAGACGCAGCTGAAGTAGTTCGCGTTACTTCTTACGACTACAATGCAGGTACTGCACAAGTATCTACTATCGATTTATCAGGTGTAGCTTCTGGTGTTACAGAGTACGTTAAAATCATTAACACTACTCTAGGTACTATGAACCTACCTATTAAGAACTTCGAAGGCGCAGATGCTGCTGCAATCGTTGCTCTTATGACTGCTGAGTTTGCAAAGGCTTCTAGCGAATTCGCTGGATTCTCTGCTTCAGCTTCAGGTCAAGTAATTACTGTTACTGCTCCTATCAACGGTTCTTTCCGTTTGGCTGGTGCTAATGGTTCTGTTATTGCTTACACTGGTGGTTCTACTGCTGTAATGGTTCCTTCTACAGGTGAAGCGACTGACGTAACTAAATTGTACGATCTATACGCTGGATACGATGGTATCACTAACCGCGTAGGATTCCCAGTTAAGCGTCCAACTTCTCCAGTTGTAGCTGCTACAAACTACGATCTTGTAATTGTAGAAGCAGTTGCTAAAGCTGGATCTAAAGACGGTATGTCTGCACAAAAAGGCGAGCTTATCAAATTGATCTTTGCTATCGATGAAAGTGACGCTGCTATTCGTAATGGTGGTACTGCTGCTTTAGCTGCAGAACTCGCTGCATGGATTGCATAAAAATTTAGAATATAAGGGGGAGGCACAGCGCCTTCCCCTAATTCTTAATCTAAACTCTAATCATGGCTGCATTTTTTACTTTTGACATTAATCCTTCTACTACTGTAAAGTTTACAGCGCCTTATCCTGACCCGGCTCCTGGTGCATCACTAGTTATTACAACTCCTGATAGCGTAGTTATTACGATTAATGATCTTGCAGCTTTAGCTCTTTTTGACGAAAATGATCCTGGAGCTGAGATCAGTTTTACAATTGAACGACTTAATAGTTCAAGTGCAACCTTTGTAAAAGGTTCTGACACTCTTGTTACTTTACCGTGGACTAAGTTTCCTCCGGGGAAGTATAATGTTGTGTATACAACTGATACAGATAGCTTAAATAAAGATTTTTTACTCTTCACTACAATCGATGACTGTTTATATACGAAGATTGACGGGTATATGTTTAAAACATGCTGTGATTCTTGCAGCGGTACAGAAACAAAAAGACTTGTCGAAAAACTACTTGCAGTCAAAGAAGGTGCAAGGCTAGATTTTAAATATGCTGCTTGGGCAGATTTAACTGATAAGCTTACAGCACTGGAGCATTTGTGTGTGGGAAATTTCTGTAATTGTGATTGTGGCTGCTAATGGCAAGAGTATACAACAAATTAAATTATTTATCCTCTGCAGCTGAGAAATCAGATGTAGAGTCTACGATTAGAACGTTAAGTAAAACACTTACTACGCGTTTAAATTATGATTTATGTACGCAAGAGTTGGAAAATAAACTGATGTACTTAAGATCTCGATTAGAGTATCTTGAGCGTAACTCATAGATAACTAAGAAGTTACAAAAATTAGTTATATTGTAGGGGTAATTAAATACCTAAACATGGATATAAATAAAGTAATTCAAGGTTATTGTAGAGACAATCGGACATCATCAGTAAGAAGCTTAGCTTCAAAGATTTTAGAAGAGACGGATATTGCCGTCTCGTTTAATACAGTACGTAGGCACATTGACAAATGGAGGGCTGAAAATCCTATCGAGGAAAAGCCAGAGCCTACAGCTAAAGAGTTAGAGTACGACAAGAGTTACGTATACCAGACAGATAAAGATTTGTACATTTTCTTTATACCTGGATACAACAAGCCTTTATCTTTTGGAGGAGATAAAGTAAGAGAGTTAAAGAGAAGGTATAGTAATTGGGATGGTAGCCCTAATTCTATTAACCAGATATGTAGAGCATTTAAGCTATCGCGTTCTTTATTTGATAAAATACGTCGCATCCTATCTTGGACTCATGACAGTGAACCGTTTACCGATGAGGAAATGGTTACTCGCAATGAAGAAGATTTGATGACTGAGCTTGTACAAGGCAAGAAATTTGCTTTGGAGCAAAAGTTTGAAAAACAAAAACTTCAGCAGTTAGAGAAAGATGCACGTAAATGGCAAGAACTTAAACTAGGGGTACTTAATCCTTTTACAGATCACTTTGAGAGACATCAAGAAGCGCTAAAAGCCACACCTCGAATTAACTTTGAGAACAAGGAAGGTGAGTATGCTTGTGTCATATCTCCGTTTGATTTGCACTTTGGGAAGTACGGATGGGATAAAGAAGTAGGAGATACCTACAACAGACAGATCGCTGAAGAGCTTTTACTTAAGCATACAGAGGATTTATTAGCAGAGATTAACCATTACCCTATTGAGAAATTTATCGTGCCTATAGGCAGCGATTATTTCCATTTTGACACAGTCCGAGGAACCACTACAAATGGAACCCCGCAAGATTGTGACGGTACGCTCGTTCAAATTATGTTTGAAGGGAGCTACCTGATGATTAAGTTCATTGACATGTTAAGACAGATTGCTGCGGTAGAAGTACCTATGGCAGCAGGTAACCATGATAGAGTTCTTAGCAACTCTTTATTGCTCTTTCTACAAGGGTACTACAGAGAAGCTAATGATGTTGAAGTTACGTCTAATTTAAAAATGCGTCAGTATGTCCAGTACGGTAACACTGTAATGGGCTTTACGCATGGAGACGGACCTAAGATGAGTAACCTACCAGGTCTTATGGTAAACGAGTCAGGATTAACGTTCGGACCCGATACACATAAAGTTTGGTTTACAGGTCACTTGCATTTTGAAAAGGTTGTAGAACTTCAAAAAACAAAAGTCTATCAAATGCCCTCACTGAGCGGTACAGATAGATGGCATCATCATAACGGTTATAAATCTGTACGAGGCATGTGCGCGTACTTAGTTACAAAGGATAAAGGTGTGAGACATAATATATTCTCTAATATATGAGTGCTGGTAAATACAATTTTGAAATAGAAGCGGGTGCTACGTTTACTCGTACTATTACTTATAAGGATAGTGCAGACACTGCTATTGACCTTACAGGTGCAACAGTTAGGATGCAGATTAGAGATAACTATAGCTCGGAAGATGCAGCTATTTCTTTAACTACTCCTGATACAGGAATTGAATTTACAGCTAACACAGGCGAATTTATAATAACAATTACTGCAACTCAGACAGAATCTATATCCTTTAGACAAGGAGTGTATGATATAGAAGTAGAGTATTCAAATGCAACTGTAGAAAGAATTTTAGAAGGAAGAGTTAAAGTTTCTACACAAGTTACTCAATAATGAGCAGAAATAAGGTTAATGTAACTCAACAAGCGGGAAACAAAGTTTCTATTGCAGAAGTCAACCGTACTGTTGAGTTAACGGAAGAAACTGTTAAGATTGTTCATGTAGGAACTGTTATTAATACAGGATTGGATAAGAATTATGTGCATGACCAAAATAGCCCTAGCGCTAGTTGGACTATAACACACAATTTAGATAAAAAACCTGCTGTTTCTGTCGTAGATTCTGCAGGAACTTTAATTATATGCGATGTTCAATATGATTCGAATAATCAAGTTACGTTAACTTTTGATTCTTCGACTTCAGGCAAAGCATACTTTAATTGATTTAACTTTTAAAAAAATAAATACATCATGGCATTAAGAATAGTATCGGGGTTATCCGCAACTAGTATAACCCTATCATCTTACATTGACCTTGCAAAGAACGAACTTCGCAATGCTCAAATTCAAAATTTATCAACTACCCAAATTAATGCGATTGGATCTCCAGTACAGGGTCAGTTTGTATACGATAGCACTTTAGACAAGCTAAAGGTTTATGATGGTGAAGCCTGGACTTTAGTTGGTGCTGC